ATAGCAACTCGGCAAATTGAAATTCAGCCGCGCGCTCTTCTTTCGATTGAGCGACGCCGGAATGACTTGAAGATTTCGATGACAATGACTGCCGCCCTTTGAAATTGGCCAAATGTGATCGACTTGATGCGCGATCCCTGTGCATCGAGAAATTCGTTCGGCTATCTCATAAAGTCCATCGACTATACTCTCCCAGCAGTCAGCCGGAATTGACGCTTTTCTTTGAGCGTCTCTTTTTTGCGTGTAGGCGACCGTCTTGGCGGCGTTTTTAATCTGCCATTCTCGCATCCTTTGCTTTGAAAGCTCGGGATTATTCGCCCTCCACCTGATAGCTGAAAGCCTAGACTTTTCCCTCATCGCATCGGGATTGCTCAACTTTTGCTTTTGATACTTTTTCCGCGCGGCTTCGCTGACTTTCTCGCGGTTACGCGACTTCCAAAGAATCTGCTTCGCCTTTGCCTTTTCTGGGTTTCTTTTTACCCACGCGGCGCACGATTCTTTTGCCTTTTGCGGATTATTTTTCCTCCAATTCGCAGCCCATTTTCTGGACTTCAGCGCGTTGAGTGGGTCGGCGTTTCTCCATTGAGCCGTCGCCGCTCTCGCTTTCGCCTTCTTGTCGATAAATTCATCCGGCGAAACCCATGTTTCATATCCGTTAGCCGACGCCCAAAAAATCAGCCCGTCGTCTCTGCGATGCCCGCGTTTTAGTTTTGTTTTTTCTTCGGTCATGTCGTTGTCGGACTCCACCTGATTACTCCCGAAATTAGCCCAACGCAAATCATCATTGCCGACGTATCCAGCCCATGATTCGCGGCGTTGCTCTTGACCTCGCGCCATTCCCAAACGCCGGACCTGATTTCAACTTTTGATTCGCCCTTCAAGTGTTGCAAGTAAAGCGGATTCACATCATCCGGCAATTCCCATTTCAGGTCTCCCTTCCCCTCCAGCGCCATCGAAAGCATATCCTTCGCGTAATCAGCCGACCAGTTGTAGAAGTAGACGTCGCCGCCGCGATAGTCCGACACCTGCGGCTCGGAGAAAGGAAAGTTAATCAGCTTCCCGCTGGCCTCGTCCCGCATCGTCCATGTCTTGCGCGCATGTCCGCGCATTGAGCGCCAACCGAAGTCTGCGCAATCGCGGTCCACGTCGCTCGGCCGGTAGCCGCGGTCCTGCGCCACGCACGCGTCGGCAACCTTGTAGCGCAGTTGCAGCGCGCGCAGTTGGTCGCGCGTGTCGATTCGCCCGAAATGGAGTTGTCGATAGCGCGTGCCGCCGTTGGTCGAGAATGCGCCGATCTCGACCCACCAATGGTCAAGCTGGCGGTCGATCGTCATAAAGCGAATCGCCTCGTTCTCGATGCCTTGGCCTTGCGTGTAGTCGGCAAGCTTGTAGCCGCTGGACTGCACGAAGAGATTGACGGTTTTCTTTTCTACGATCCACGGCTTCGCTTCGCGCTTCGTGCGAAACTCCATCTTCATTCGGTCCTCGCCGCGCTTCGCCCACTGGTTCTCGGCTTCGCAAAACTCTTCGACGAGCATCTTCATCGGGCGAGCGACGAGCGCCTCGATGCGAAAGCTTTTAATCTCAGCCGGCGCGTCTGGTCGCTCGGCGATGTAGTGCCCAGTCTTGCGCCAATGGTTGCGCGTCGCGTCCGTGTCCGGTGACTCGTGCCCGCAGTGAATGCAACGGAACCGCGTCGTCTCAATCGCGCGCGCCACGTCCCAAGTCTCGTCGTCGCGTTTCGCGGTCTTGTCCCAGACGACGCCGCCGCGCGTTTCCTTGTCGTCGATTGACGGCTGCGAGAATGCGACCGGGTGCGCCTTGCCGCACGACGAACAAAGCGCGTGCCACTCCTGCTGATTGCCCGAACGGAAGCTCGTGTCTTCGACGTTGCCGACCTCGGCGCTCATCTCGGGCGCTTGGCTCACGTTGTAAATCTTCGAGCGCCCCACCTCCTCAAACTTCGAGACGCGCGCGATTGCGTGGCCGTAAACGTCCTGCCAGCGGGGAAGCCAAATTTCGTCGTTTACTTTGTAGCGGATCGACTGCGATTGCTGCGTCGAAAGATTCGCGGGGTTGAGCGAAAGAAAGAATCCGCCGAAGTAAATCTCGGTTGTCGTCCGGTGCGGCCCCGGCTTCGGGAGCATCGCGGCCACGAGCTTGCAGCGCTCAAGAAGCGGATTGAGCCGGCTCTTGCAATGCTTCTCGACCATCTCGTCGGTCTGCATCGTCCACGAGATCGGCCCAGCGTCGTTTGCGATCAGCCACGGAATCCAAATGTCAGCGACGAGCGTGCCGCCAATCTGCACGGCTTTGCGGAAATGCACGCGGCGCACGAGTGGATTCTGGAGCGCGTCAAAGATCGGGATCAGCCAAGGCGTAATCTTCGCGTTGAACGGTCCCGGCGTCGCGTAGCTCTCGGGAAGGATGACGTGCTTCCGCGCCCATTCGTAGATCGGCGAGCGGTCGGGCTGCGGGAGGCGCAGCTTGGAGAGGAGTGCGTCGGAGGCGGTCACCAGATTCGTGTTCCTGTGTCTCGCCACGCCTCAACGAAATAGATCGGCGCATTGTGCTGTCCGGTGCGTGCGTGTAGGCCTTCGGCCTGGGACACAGTTAGCCCACCGTTAAGCTTTAGTTCTAGTTCGTAAGCGTGGCGTGCTGGCGTATCCTTCAAGCGTTTCGTGCGTTTACCAATTACCCTACAGTCCTCGCCGATTTCTATTGTTTCGTGAATCTTGTAGCGCCCGAAAGGGCCGGCTTTTACTTTGATTTTTAGTTTCATTGCGTCAGAGGCGGTCACCAAATGAGATTCCGCACGCAGGTTGAGAATGCTTCGCTTTGGCTTATGCCGCGAGCTTTGCACCACGCGCGGAACCGCTTCGCGACTTCGGGGCGCACGCGCACCGTCACGCCGACGGCCCGCTGGTCAGGCGGGAGCGGCTTGCGGCCTGCGCCGGTGCGTTTGCCGCCGGCGGTCATTTCCAAACCTCCTTGATTCCCGCAAATTTTGATTTCCATCCACTGAGGTCTCCCCCCATCGCTTTTGCCGCAGTGACGTAAGCCGGCACGGTTTCGCGGTCCACGATCTTAGCCCCGCGCATGAGCAACTGCACGCGCGTCACGCAGGCGCGCGACCCGTCGGCGTGATACTCCCAAATGTCGCGCGCCTCAAGGCGCAGCGCGCTCACGCCGCCACCTCCTTGCGGCTGTATTCGTGGAATTTCCCGTCGGTGTGCAGATCGTATTTGACCGAGAAGCCTGTGGATGCTTCGGCTTCGCGCGAGCTGACGGCCTGCACGATGAAGGGAGCGCGGATACCGATGATACCGCAAGCCCATCCGCTGCGCTGACACTCTTCGACGGCGGCGATGGCGGCTTTCTTGCTCCAGAATTTCTTGGCTTTGGTTGAGTTCATACCCGATATCATGGGAGGCGTTTGATTGTTTGCAAGCACTAAATCAAACATTCACGCCCCTTCCTTCTCCCCGCCGATCGACGAGAAGAAAGGCCGCTCGGCCGTCAGCTCGATTTCGTAGTGGTCATCCACGCAGCGCCCCGCCCACGAGACCTGATAGAGAAGGCCGTGCTGCCGGTAGATCAGCGCGATGATAACGCCCGCGTCATCGCCGCACGCGCGGTGCCAGACCATATCCCCGAGCCCGAACTTCGGCGTGTCCATCACGTCTCGACCTCCGCGGCCCGCGATTTCGCCAGCGCCTCGCCCTCGAACTTTGCGACGTTGGAATTGATCACCTCGCGAATCTCGGCCAGGATCTCCCCGCCTTCGACGTTGGCCTCGGCTGCGCTTTTTCCGGCGACGCGTGGACCCAGCTCCACTTCGAGTTTCAGGCGGAGGAGCAGGTCGAGCTTCTGGCCAAGAGTCACGAGCATCGCTTCGACTACATCGCGGTCGATCACGTCGCCGGCTTCGCGCTCGTTTTTTGCGCGAGCGAGGCGGATTTGCTCGCGCATTAGTTCGGCTTTGAGGTCGGCCAGGTTCTTCGTCGCCACGTCCTTGCCGATCACGTTTTCGGCGCAGAACTGCTGCCACGCGGCGAGGTTCTCGCGGCGTCCGTCCTCGTGCTTCTTCGGTGCGTCAGGGAAGCGGTTTCGCGCGTCGTAGATGGCTTGTCGGGAAAGGCCGAGTTCCTTGGCGAGCGTGGTCGTGTCTTTTACCCAGCCGTCGAGCTGGCCGGTCTGGAAATCGTTTAGCGCCTTGCGCTCCGAGGTCGTCAGCGTTTTGCCAGCCTTTAGCTTCGTCGCGATGTTGGCGACGTTCCGGCGCGCGAGGATTTCGCTCGGGGTTTGCTCGGGCTCGGTCATCGTTTCTTGTGTGTGTCGTCCAAGATTTTCGGCACGGCGTTATTCCAGCTTATGCTGTGATGGATGCGCTGCATTGCCGGCGTTACCGTTGCTTCGCAAAAGCTTGGCCCAATCATCACCGTGTAGAATGTTTTGATGTACGTTCCAGAATCTTGGTACGCGGTTGCCATTCCACCAGCGTTCCCCTGCGTTCTCTTCTGGGAGAGAAGCACCTGGGGAATCGTCATGAAAATACGCCCTCGCCCTCCCAGCGCAAGGTACGTGTTGACGTCCTCATTCAGTCTGCTTAAAAACCAAAAGCGACGGGAAGTTTTGCAAAAGAAAGAGTT